GACAAGAATCGTTCAGCCAGCGCTGTTTCATGCGCTGAAAGAAGCCGGGTGGATTGACAAGGGGCTATGCAGCTCGCCTGAATACAAATCCAAGCGGCACATATTCGTGCGGCCTGACCTAGCGGCGTTGCCTAAGGCTAAGCTACGCAACATGGTCGAACCGGATTGGAAAGATAATGTCGTCGCACTTAAAAATTAATATCCTGAACGTCTTGGCGAATTTGACCGATCAGCTTGATCTTTACCTTGACTGGGCGGCGACTCCGGGGGACGATGAGTGTCCGCCGGAGATCGTCGAGGGGCTATGTCAGGCCCATGAGACGGCCCGCGAGTTGCTGGAGGGTCTTGGCCATGGTCAGTCTCGTTCGTGATTGGTTGGTTGCCGTCTGTGCATTGCTGCTAGAATACGGACCCGGCGGTTTTCGTCCTGCACCTCGTCTAGCGCCCATTCGAGTGCGTTCCGTAGACGGGTGCTCTCATCGACGGCCGCCGCTATAGTCCATTGGGCGCGTTGCCTGGCCTCGGAATACCCGGCCATATAAGCGTCATTCACATCCTTTTCGGTGATGGGGGTGCCATCTCTCTTGTGCGTTTTGCCGGGCATTTATGGCGTCCTCTTTAGTAGAGAAAGTCCCCAAGTGAATGGCTTTCTTGTTTAATCTTAAATATGCTTTCCAGCAATGGTCGCCTATGCCGCTCGGCATGGCGTATATGTATGGCGACCAGAACGCCATGCGCCGGGCGCTCTACCCTTATTTGATGGATTTGGGCTGGGCCGTAGGCGCGTCGCAGTATTAAAAGAAAACCCCGCCGAAGCGGGGCTAAGTTACCATTGGGAGGAAACGACACAATCGTGTCAAAGCCTTTTTAGCAGACGCCTTGCCCCATGTAAAGCAGGTCAAGCCGGCGCACGATCTCCATTTCAGTAAAGACCGGGCTTTCCTGCGCCCACGGCTCCACGGTGCGCCAGAACGCCCACAAGGGCGGATTGACCTGATAGGCCGGCACGTCACGCGGCAGGTCAGGTATTACGGCCTGTATGGCCTGATATTGCTCCTCGAACGTCATCACTTGATCCCCAACACTATCTCGATCATCACCGCCAGTAAGATTGCCATTGCTTCACCGATTTTCATAGCGTTTGATCCCGTGCATTATGGTGGTATGGTCGCGCCCGCCTAACACTTGGCCGATGAGCTGGAGCGGCGCGTTTAGCTCGTGCCTGGCGCGCCACATGATCTCGAACCGTGGCCAGATGACCCCCTTGCGCCGATTGTGCCCGATTAGGTGTTCGGTGGGTATGTTATGATTCCGGGCTGTTTCCTCGATCAGCTCCCGAATCTCCTCGATCATCTCTTGCTTTCGCATGTTTCAGACTCTTGAACATGAAGTTAAGGGCGTGCGCCGCCGTGACAACAGAACGCTCGTCAGCATAGGGCGCATGGATTCTCATTATGAGGGAGCCATCGCGCCTGTGCAGCGATAGCCCCTCCCCGACACGCCAGCGGGTTGTGACCCCGCCGGGCTCGGTATCAAGGTCAAGCCGGAGCATGACCGCGCTTCTCCAGCTCGTTCTGGATGATCTTGGCGCGGTAATCGTCCTGCTCTGTTTCTAGCAGGATGTTAAGCGCTTCGTCTGACAGCCAATGTAAGAGCTGGCTAAATTCAAAATAGTCCTTCATACGTGACATTATAGGCCCCCCAGTAGATATGTTACGAATAGGGCGAGCGCGGGTATTGCCAGCGCTGCGCCGATAGCAAAGGCGATTAGGTCAGTTTTGTTCATTATGATCGGCCACGCAAGCAGCGTACACGTCGCGGCTGGCGCATAGGATGGACTCGACCTGTCTAAAGAGAGGGTCGGTCTGCTCTATGCAGCGGTCAGGCTCTCTAGCCTTGTCGGCGCTGATCGTCAGATGCTCCAGCTCTATGTCGTATGGGCCGGCGTCGTCGCCGGTGTCGCGGTCGCGGCCTTCCCATTTGTAGGTGATGGTCGCAACGCCATAGGCGTATATCGCCATCCCCGGCCACGGCTGGAATTCATCCAACTCATATTCGATATGGTATGTCATGGGTTGCTCCAAACGTTTGTCCAGTATTCCTCCGCCGCATTGGTATGGGCGTCCTGTAGGGTCTTATAGGCCAAATCTAATACTGGCGGCCGCTCCACTGTGGAGAGGTGATCTAGCAGCGCTTCTAGCGCTTGTATCTCGATTTGAATCTCTAGCATGGTCGTTTCCTCAAAATGGCATGTCGTATTGCTCGCCGTTTTCCTGCAGCGTTTTAAGCCGGCGAATCTCCCGCTCTAACACGTCAACGGCTACGTCGTTTTCGTCCCACACGGCGCCGGAAAGGGCCGGCTTGCTCTGATATTACCATTGCTTTTCTCCCTAGGTTAAGCGGCTTTGCCGACACGAAAGCCGTGTAGATTGATGACGATATCTTTGGCGCTTTTGCTTGTATTGCCAGCGCACAAGCCGCAACGGTCGCATGATGTGCGCGAGCCGTTTTCCGTAGCGGCTGGACAGCCGATTTCAGTCGTCGTTTTAGTCTCGGCCGCGCGTTTGGCCCTAAACGTACGCCAGCCGCAAGCGCTCGCCAATAGCTGGTCGCTTTCTGTCTCGCATGACGCCATGCATAGCAGCGCAAACGCTTGGAAACGTGGGTCACGCCATTGGTGCGAATAGCCCGTGATTTTAGCAGCGCGCAGGGTCGCGGCGCGCCAGATTTGAAATGGTGCGGCCGCGGGATCGCCATACGTTCCCAAACGAAACGCGCGGCCGGCGAACAATTCCGGTAGAATCGCCGGATCATAATCAACGCCCGGCTTGGCGTATCGGCCACGCTCATATGCGCCGTAGACGCTGGCGACTGATTTCGCCACGTCGACATAACATTTGCCGCCCTTAAACGGCCGTTGCGGGCAATCGCCGCAGACGCTTTCGTCTTGGCCGGTTTTCAGCGCGCGGTATGGGTTAACATCGGCGCGGATGATAAACGTCTGTACCATAGCGCCAGTCTTAGCGTTAGCGCTCGCCGTCTCGATCCGGCTAGCTATAACGACGACTGGCGCGCCATCGATTGCGCTCGGCCCCTCATACAGGATCACGCCGGTAAACCGATTGCGCTTGATTGATTTGAGCAGGTCGTTTGCGTTGTCGATCATCTTACTTCCTCTCTTATTGTGTGGATATGTTACGATAAGGCGCGCCGGTTAAGGCGCGCCGTTAGTGTTAAGCCGCTGCTATCTTGCGCGCCAGTTGGACGATGGCCGCGCGCTCGCTGTCGACTAGCATCGCGAAGGGGTGCTTGCGATCATACGCGACGACGGCGCGCGCGGCTTTGACCAGAGCGTCGCGGTTCCCGGCGCGGTAGGCGGTTTTTAAAGCGGTGATTTTCTTTTCCATGTCGTTTCCTTTCTTGTATCCATTGTGGATATGTTACGTTATAGGCCTTTTGTGGATAATGTCAAGGATTATTTTACGAAAAGGCGAAAATAGTTGCGGATCGTCGTAGGATCGTCGGACAACATGGCGTTGAATGCGAGGCGCTGCTTGAAAACGTCATATCGTCATGAGAGTTGTTATAGGGAGTTTTAGAATAAATGTAAACATAATAGTATAGCAACCTGCAAAAGTTTTCAGCGACCTGAAACGTCATGGCAATCCGACGATCCGACGTTTTTTGTCCCGCGCCGTCCAGGCGCAAACACTCTGCATGAACCTGCGTCGTCATGACGATCCGACGTTTTGCTGGCGCGTGTTCGAACCTTCCAAGTGCATGACGATCCGACGTTTGATTGTCAACTTAATGTGATGCTTTAAGTATACATTCATTGAGCTGATCGGGGTCGATCCAGGTCGAAACGGGAGGGGGGCTGGGCCGAGGGATCTCCTTTAAGAAATACGCAGGGGTCACAGCAAAAATTTATTTTTATTTTTTGATAGCACCGTGATAAAAGACTTTATGACATTCGAGTCTCTTCCATACGAGCCGCGCAAGATCGAAGCCACAGAGGCGGTGCTTGAGCGCATCTATCTCGCAGCCAAGAAAGGGCTGAAGGGCGACACGCTCGCCTACGCCGCAGGCATGACGCCGACCGAGTATCGGCGGCTGGTGCAGTTCGACCCCATCGCGGAGTATGCCGAACAGAAGGGCCGCGCAGAAGGCGAAGCCGAAATGTCCGAAGTGCTGCACAACGCCGCCCGAAGCGGTGACACCAAAGCGGCGCTGGATATCTTAAAACACGTACATCATTGGACAGCACCTCAATCTGTCCAGATTCAAGTCGAACAAAAAATCAGCATTATCGCCGCACTTGAAGAAGCGCAGGCTCGCGTCGTCGAAGGATATGTGTTAGATAATGCAGAGGCCGCCGACGCAGCAACGTCGAACGGCCCCCTAACTAACCGTTACACGGACGGCAGCTATGACGATTCTTACGCAAGACATCCTGAAAAGTCTACTGAGATATGACCCCGATACGGGTTGCTTCTGCTGGCGCGAACGCCGTGGGTCAAGCCACGCTGGCAAACTAGCCGGTTCGCTACATTCGCGGGGGTGCGTTCATATCAGCATCTTTAAGAAACTACATAAAGCTCACCGGCTGGCGTGGCTATATGTGCATGGCGAATGGCCGGATGGTGAGATAGACCATATTAACGGTGTTCCAAACGATAATCGTATCTGCAACCTGAGAGTAGTCACGCGCAGCGAAAACATGCAAAATACTCGCCGGCGGTATAAAGGCGTGACTTTTAAGCGTGGGTATTGGCGGGCTAGGATCTCACTGGATAATCACCAGATTTTTCTTGGCCAGTTCAAAAATAGAGAAGATGCTTTAGCCGCACGCAAAGCGGCGGAACTGAAATACCACACGCATAGGGCAGACAATGCAGACTCCAATATATAGCGCCGAAGACGAACAGAAGCTGATGGCGACCCTATGGTCGGCGCAGGTGAAGAACGATCCGGTAGCGTTCGTCCGCCTAGCGTTCCCGTGGGGTAAAGCCGGCACGCCGCTCGAACACTTCACAGGCCCGCGCAAGTGGCAGCTAGAGGTCTTACAAGATCTCAAAGAACATATCCGACTCAATGGCGGTAAAATCGACTTTGAAACCTTCCGCATGGCCACGTCATCCGGTCGCGGTATCGGCAAGTCCGCGCTGGTCAGTTGGCTCGTGATTTGGATGTTGACGACGCGCATAGGCTCGACGACCATCGTGTCGGCCAACTCAGAGGCGCAGCTCCGCAGCGTCACCTGGGCCGAGATTACCAAGTGGCTATCAATGTCACTCAACAGCCATTGGTTCGAGGTGTCCGCGACGCGAGTGCTGCCGGCCAAGTGGATTGCGGAGCTGGTCGAGCGCGACCTGAAGCTGGGCACACGCTACTGGGGCGTCGAGGGGCGGCTGTGGTCGGCCGAGAACCCAGACAGTTACGCGGGCGTGCACAACTTCGCGGGCGTCATGCTGGTGTTCGACGAAGCCAGCGGTATTGATGACTCTATCTGGGCGGTGGCCAGTGGCTTCTTTACAGAGAACACTCCTAATCGTTTTTGGCTTAGCTTTAGCAACCCCCGCCGTAACAGCGGATACTTCTACGAGTGCTTCAACAGCAAGCGCGACTTCTGGCGAAACAAGGTTGTTGACGCTAGAAGCGTGGAGGGCACTGATAAGGCAGTCTATCAGCAAATTATCGACGAATACGGACCCGACTCTAGCCAAGCGCATGTTGAGGTCTACGGAGCCTTCCCGAACGCATCGGATGACCAGTTTATACCGTCATCACTGGTCATGGACGCGCAGACACGCCCGCCATCACAGGACCAGAGCGCACCGATAATCGTCGGCGTCGACCCGGCGCGGTTCGGGGCGGACGCGACCGTCATCGCCATCCGGCAGGGACGTGACATCATCGGCATCCGACGCTACCGCGGCGACGACACCATGGAGGTAGTCGGCAGGGTCATCGGCATCATAGAGGAGTTCAGGCCCGCGCTAGTCGTGATCGACGAGGGCGGGCTAGGCGCGGGCGTGGTCGACCGGCTAAAAGAGCAACGGTATAAGATCCGGGGCGTCAATTTCGGTATGCGCTCCACGAAGCCCGTCATGTTTGGAAACAAGCGGGCTGAGATGTGGCACGCCATGCGGGAGTGGCTGAAGACGGCCAGCATCCCAAACGACCGCTTCCTAAAGTCCGACCTGACAGGGCCAATGATGAAGCCCGACAGTAAAGGGACGATATTCCTAGAGAGCAAAAAAGACATGAAAGCGCGGGGGCTGGCCAGCCCTGACGCCGCCGACGCTATCGCTGTGACGTTCGCGTATCCTGTGGCGCACAGGGAGGCGCGGCCCATAGACAACAGACCGCGCGTAACGTATGGTGGCAACGCAGCCTCTTCAGGATGGATGGGTCACTAATGCCCCTAGTCAAGTCAGCGTCCAAAAACGCGTTTCGTAAAAACATCAAAGCGGAAGTCGCCGCCGGTAAGCCGCCGAAGCAGGCCGTCGCCATCGCGTATTCGACGAAGCGCAGTGCAGCGGCTAAAAAAGGCGGCATGAGCAAGGGCAAGTCGTGTAAATAATGCCGGTCAATGCGCTCGCTCCTGACCCGCGTAACGCCATGCTGCGGCCGTATGAGCCGTCATGGAAAGAGCAAATTGCGGCTAAGATACTGGCTCGCCAAGAACAGCGGCAGGATATGTAATGGCAAGTGATGACGTAATCGCCGCTGGCAAAGTCTCCGACAACCCGGACGATGACCGTCTGGCCACCATGCGTCACCGCTTCACGGTGGCGCAGGCGGCCTATTCAGACAGCCGTGAAGATGAGCTGGACGATCTGCGGTTTATGGCGGGCTCGCCAGACAACGCCTGGCAGTGGCCGGCAGACGTGTTGGCGACCAGAGGCGCGGTGCAGGGCCAGACGATCAACGCGCGGCCGTGCCTGACGATCAACAAACTGCCGCAGCACGTGCGCCTCGTGACGAACGAGCAACGCCAGAACCGCCCGACCGCCCGCGTCATCCCCGCCGACGACAACGCAGACCCGCAGGTCGCGGAGATCTTCGACGGCATCGTGCGGCACATTGAGTATATGTCCGACGCCGACGTGGCCTATGACACGGCCTGCGACAATCAGGTCACCTACGGCGAGGGCTACATCCGCATTCTGACGGAATACACGAAAGAAGACTCTTTCGAACAGGACATCCGCATCGCGCGCGTCCGTAGTAGCTTCAGCGTCTATATGGACCCGATGATCCAAGACCCGTGCGGTCAGGACGCGAACTGGTGCTTTATTACGGAAGACATTCCGAAGGCCGAATACGAGCGCATGTATCCCGACGCCACGCCCGTGACCGGCATGATGTCTCAGGGTGTGGGCGACCAGACGCTCAGCATGTGGGTCAGCCAGGAAACTGTCCGTATCGCTGAGTATTTTTACATTGATACGAAGCGCGCCACTCTTAACCTCTACCCGGACAACATCACGGCGTTCAACAATACGCCAGAGGACAAACGGCTGAAGGCTGTCTATGGCAAGCCGCTGCGTAGCCGTGAGAGCGACCGTCGCAAGGTCATGTGGATCAAAACCAACGGCTATGAGGTGCTGGAGGAACGCGAATGGGCGGGTAAATATATCCCCGTGATCCGCGTCATCGGCAACGAGTTCGAGGTCGACGGTCAGATCTACATTAGCGGTCTTGTGCGTAACGCTAAAGACGCGCAGCGCATGTATAACTACTGGGTCAGCCAAGAAGCGGAAATGCTCGCTCTGGCCCCCAAAGCGCCGTTTATCGGTTATGGCGGCCAGTTCGAAGGCTATGAAACCAACTGGAAAACGGCCAATACGAACAACTGGCCGTATCTGGAGGTCAATCCTGATGTTACCGACGGAGCCGGCAACCCGCTACCGCTACCTGAACGCGCCCAGCCTCCGATGGCTCAAACGGGCCTTATTCAAGCCAAGATGGGGGCTGGCGAAGACATCAAGTCGACCACTGGCCAGTACGATAGTAGCATTGGGGCGACTTCCAACGAGCGGACGGGTCGTGCAATCCTCGCTCGGGAGCGGCAAGGAGACACGAGTACTTATCATTATGTCGACAACCTTGCGCGGGCGATAAAATACGTCGCGCGGCAGCTCGTCGACATGATTCCAAAGATCTACGACACGCAGCGCGTGGCGCGTATTATCAATGTCGAAGGCGAAGTTGGCATGGCGCGCATTAACCCGGCCCAGCCGGAGGCGGTGCGCAAGATTGTCAACGAAGAAGGCATTGAAATATCCAAGATCTACAACCCCAATGTCGGCACCTACGATGTGCATGTGTCGTCTGGTCCTAGCTACATGACGCGCAAACAGGAGGCGATGGACACAATGGGCCAGATCCTCCAGACCAATCCGGCGCTTTGGTCGGTCGCGGGCGATCTGTTCGTCAAGAACATGGACTGGCCTGGCGCTGAAACGATGGCCAAACGGTTTGAAAAGATGCTCGACCCGAAAGTCTTGCAGGACACCGACGAATCGCCGGAAGCGCAGGCCATGCGTATGCAGATGGAGCAGATGGCGCAGGAGATGGAGCAGACAACGGCTCAGATCCAAGCGCTTATGCAGTCCTATGAGATGCAGAAACTGGCGATTGACGAGCAAAACGCGCAGATTAAGGCTTATGACGCCGAAACTAAACGTATATCGGCCATGCAAGCGGGCATGACGCCTGAACAGGTGCAGGACATCGTGCAAGGCACCATCGCAGCGGCGTTGGACATGGGTGATATTGTGCCAGGTAGTGCGCCGATGCGGGAGATAGGACAATGAGCTGCGCGGATCTGATCGGCCACTTGTTTTTAGCGCGTGATGTTACGCATTCTGTGCACCTAAACACACGTTCTTACGCCAAACATAAGGCTTTGGGCGGTTTTTACGAAAAAGTCATCGACTTGGCCGACGATTTGGCGGAAGCCTATCAAGGTCGTTATGGCTTGATTGGCCCGATTACGCTGCATTCGGCCAAAAAGACCAACAATGTCGTCGAATTTTTAGAAGATTCGCTAAAAGAGATCGAAGAAGCTCGTAAAGAGTATAAAGACGACAGCGCTATTCAGAACATTGTCGACGAGATAGTTGGCTTATATCTGAAAACGCTGTATAAATTGAAATTCCTTGCATAATCGGGGCGCATAATGGCCGACGTAAAAATCTCGCAGCTTCCGCAAGCGTCGCTCCCCCTGACGGGGGCTGAAGTATTTCCAGTAGTTCAAAACGGCGTGACGGTTCAAGCACCCATTAGAAGTATTGGATCTACCGCGAATATTGCTGCGTTGCGTGCGGCTACGCCGGTTTCCGGTATAGTTACGAATGTCGAAGGTTATTATTCGACTAACGATGGCGGTGGCGGGGTATTCTACGGTGTATCTGGCGTTGCGCCGGGCACGTATGTAGATAATGGAGGAACAATTATTCTTCCGTCAAACGGCGATGGATCAACGGCGTGGTTACGCGCTATTGACGCCATAATTTCTGCACGTATGTTTGGCGCTATATCAGACACTAATATTGATAGCACAATATTTATTCAGAAAGCGCTTGACGTGGCGCTTTCCTTAAAATTGTCGCTTCTTTTAGACGGCAAATTTAAGATTACCGCGTCGCTAATACTTAACCGCCGCGTAACTACTACCTCTGATATATTTGTAATTTTTGCAGAGGGAACGGGCAATGGTCTATATGTTGACACATCAATTACGATGTTTGATTCAACTTTGCCTTTTGGTGGCATAAATCCTGTGTCTGAGTTTATTACTTTCCGTGGTGTGCATTTTCAAGGTATTGAAGCAAACGCAAATACTTACGTGTTAAATAAAAAATTCTTGCGTATGAGGTTCGAAAATTGCAACTTTAGAGGTATTAAATGCTTGACATCAGACACTTATGTTCAGACATATTATTTTGATAGTTGTAATATACGCGAATGGGGAAACGGAATATTCTTCGATTCAACCGGCGGCGCGTATGATTTTAGCGTATCTACTTGCGTCGTAGAAGCTGCGCGCGGCGGGTTTGTTAGGCTAACTGACGTTAATAATATTCGGCTAATTTCCGGTGTTCGGTTTAACGATAATCTTATAGAGGGAATTCCTAATGGGTCTGCGATTGCACTAGGAGGAACACGCGGATGCACCATTATTGGGAATTATTTCGAGTATGTTGGCGGGGCAAATATCCCAGTTATTAATCTTGACCTTAACACAATTATTCATATCGGTGTTTTAATATCTGGAAATTTTTGCCAGAATCCAGATACCGTAGATTGGTGGATGATAAAATGGGGTCGTTGTCAAACTGCTGAAAGTAGCAATAATTATTGCAACGCTAGACTCCATGACAACAGCACTATTTATTTGGCTAGTGGTTCGCCAACTGTATCGTCAATAGGCGACTACAGTTTGTTACAGTTTGTAGCGTCAACTTATCTTTGGAAAATTCCTCGCGGTAATATTTTATGTAATACAGTTGCCTATCCTTTGCAGAATATAACGCAAGCTGGCGGTGTGTTTCCGATAGCAGCGGAAACATATAGTATTTTTAAGCTAACCACATCTGTAGCCGTGGGCAATTCATGTAGTTTCCCGACTGGCGGCGTTCTTGGGCAAAGAATAAGTATTCAATTTGTCAATAATACCGGCGTGATCATAAATAATTGGACGTTTACTGGTAGTTGGGTTGTTAGTTGGACAGCTTTAGCCATCGGAAAATATCGTAGCATAGATTTTTATTACGATGGCGCTTCATGGCGAGCACTTTCTATCACAGATGTTGGGTAATAGGAATTAAGCAACATGGCTAACAGATATTGGGTGGGAGGAAGCGCTAGTTGGGACGCTACAGCGGGAACCAAATGGGCGCTTACGTCTGGCGGCGCTGGCGGTCAAGCTGTTCCAACGGCGGCTGACGATGTATTTATAGATTCTGGATCTGGCGTAGTTACTGTGACCGTAGCAGCAGCGGCAGTTTGCCGCAATTTATCATTTACTAGTGGATCTGGTAATTTCGCCGGAACTTTTGCTGGAACTTCGACACTTGCTATATCGGGCGATCTTACACTTGTTTCAGGTATGACGCGAACTTATACCGGCACAATTACATTTAACTCGACAACAACCCAAACAATTACTTCCAATACCAAAACCTTAGATAGTCCTATTACATTTAACGGTGTCGGTGGTAATTGGACTATTGCGGATGATTTTGCTACCGGCGCAGCAAGACTTACTACGCTTACAAATGGCACAATATCAATAACCGCCGCTAAAAAATTCTCTACGGGATTATTTGCATCTAGTAACACTAATGCGCGGGGCATAACTTTTAATACTGGATCTTATGTTGAATTAACGGGCGTTTCTACGGCAGGCACGATAACTATATGGGACACATCTAACGCTACTAATATGACCTATACAGGAACAAATGATGTTCGATTGACAGGTAATTCTACCGCCAATCTGCGTGCTTTAGCTAATGGAATTACTGCGGGCGGCAGCGCGGCCACCGCCGTATCTTTTACTATTTCGGCGGGATCAGATACTATATTTAGCTCGAATAATACCCATTTTAATAATCTTATTTTTACGTCTTATACAGGAACTTTAGACAATCATACTAGAAATATATACGGCGACGTAACTTTTTCTAGCGGGATGACGGTTAGCGGCTCCGCTGTGCAAAGTTTTATTTCGACTTCCAAAACACAAACTATTACAACTAATGGCGTTACCTACGATTTTCCAATTAATATAAATGCGCCGTCAAGCACTATAGTTTTTGCGGATAATTTTACACAAGGCACTTCCCGTATTTTTACGCTTACAACAGGCACTCTAAATATAAATGGAAAAACCGTAAGTTTTGGTAATTTTTATTCATATGGCGCTCTTGCTCGCGCGTTGACTTTTGGCACAAGCGGTAAAATTATTATTAGCAGTGGTGGCGTCAATGCTTGGTCTGTTGATGGCTCTAATCTGACAACAACAGGAACTAACGCAACAATTAGTATGGCATCCGCCAGTACCAAAACGTTTGCCGGTAATGGGTATAACTATGCTGCTACACTTAGCCAAGATGGTTTGGGAGCATTAACTATAACGGGCAGCAATACGTTTGCTAATATTACAAATACAGTTCAACCAACAACAGTTACCTTTACCGCCGGAACTACTCAAACGGTATCCTCGTTCACAGCATCTGGAACGGCGGGAAATTTAGTTACTTTACAAAGTTCTTCCGCCGGGTCACGATTTACACTTTCAAATAGTTCAGGGACTAATAGCGTAAGCTATTGTTCGATAAAAGATTCTGTAGCTACTGGCGGGGCGTATTGGCAGTCGCTTACGAGTAATGGCAACGTAGACGCCGGCAATAACGCGGGGTGGATTTTTTCTGCAATTCCAGTTATCTACGAACAAGCCTCGAATATAAAATTGCGCTCATTAGCGCAGCGCGGGAGATTTTAAGATGACTATGAACGTAAAAGGCATAACGACCTGCATGGGCTACCAGCAGCTTGGCACTCTGTCTTCAGCTACAGGATTGACTGTGCCACTGCGGACGCCTGACGGAATGTCAGCAAAAGCTAATTTTGCGCTTATTGTCGCCGAAACGCAGAATGTGCGATGGCGCGACGACGGCACAGATCCGACTGCTTCGGTCGGAATGCTGCTCGTAGCGGGTATCCCGCTTCAATATGACGGCGATCTTAGCCGCATTAAGTTCATTGAGACGACCGCCAGCGCAAAAGTCAACATTAGCTATTACGTTTGACGTAATAGTCTTTTGTATGTAAATATGGATGACCGACTAGCCGGATAGCTAGGATTAGGAGACGTAATGTCTGACGAAGAACAGGCTGTAGCGGAGATCAGCCCCGCGCCGGAACCGGAAGCTACGGCAGCACCGGAATCTGTGGAAGCGACGCCGGAGGAACAGCAGCCTACAAAATCGTTCTCTCAGGAAGAGTTGGACGCGATTGTAAGCAAGCGCCTTGCAAGAGAACAGCGCAAATGGGAAAGAGAGCAGGCCCAACGGCTTGCGGAGCAACAGGCCAGACAGCCTGTCGCACCTCCACCTGCGCCGGATGATTTTGAGAATGCGCACGCTTATGCGGAAGCATTAGCGCAGCAAAAGGCTCAAGAACTTCTGGCTCAGAGAGAGGCCGCAACTCAGCAAGCGGCTCTTTTAGAGTCCTATAAGGACCGTGAAGAAGAAGCTAGGGACCGATACGAGGACTTTGAACAAGTCGCGTATAATCCAAGTCTTCCCGTCACGGACGTTATGGCTCAAGCGATCCAGGCTTCCGATATTGGCCCCGAGGTAATTTATTACCTTGGATCCAATCCAAAAGAAGCTAGCCGCATATCCCGTCTGCCGCCAGTCTTGCAGGCAAAAGAGATCGGAAAAATCGAGGTCAATCTGACCACGAATCCGCCGGTTAAGAAAACCTCAACCGCGCCCGCACCTCTTGCTCCTGTCACGGCTACCCGGTCAAACTCAGGCCCTCGTTATGATACGACTGATCCTAGATCACTAAAGTCAATGTCAACGTCGGATTGGATTGAAGCGGAACGGCAGCGTCAGATCAAGAAGTGGGAAGCGCAGAATCGGAGATAAGGTATGTCTAATTCACTTCTTACTATTGACATGATTACTCGCAAGGCTCTTGAGATCCTTGAGAATAATCTTGTCCTGACGCGCACCGTTAATCGCCAGTATGACGACTCTTTCGCCGTTGAAGGCGCTAAGATCGGTTCGACCCTGCGTATCCGCCTGCCCGACCGCGCTCTGGTCACGGACGGCGCTGCGCTTCAGGTTCAGGACGACAACGAACAGTATACGACCCTGACCGTTTCGTCGCAGAAGCATATCGGTGTGAACTTCACGACCGCCGAACTGACGATGCAGTTGGACGATTTCGCGGAACGTGTGCTGAAGCCGCGTATTTCGCAGCTCGCCGCCAGCATCGACGCTGACGTTGCGAACTCGTTCAAATACATCGGTAACTCGGTCGGCACGCCCGGCACGACCCCGGCTACCTCGCTGGTTCTGTTGCAGGCGCAGCAGAAACTGAACGAGAACGCCGCTGTTATGTCGCCGCGCTATGCGACGGTCAACCCGGCTGCTAACGCCGCGCTGATCGAAGGCATGAAAGGTCTGTTCAACCCTGTTTCGGCTATTTCGAAGCAGTTTAAGAACGGCCTGTTTGGCGAAGGCATTCTCGGCTACGACGAGCTGAATATGTCGCAGTCGGTGAAACAGTTCACGACTGGTTCCCGTGCCGGTACCGTGACGGTCAGCACCTCGGTTACGAGCGAAGGCTCGACGACCATTGTTCTGACGGGCCTTGGCTCTACGACGATTAAGGCTGGCGACGTGTTCACCATCGCTAACGTCTACGCCGTTAACCCGCAGACCCGTGAATCGACTGGTTCGCTGTATCAGTTCGTGGCCCTGGCTGATGTTACGGCGTCCACTACGGCTTCGGTCACTGTTCCGGCGATGTATTCGGCGACGCAGGCTCTGGCTACGGTCGACGCTCTGCCGGTTTCCGGCGCGGCCGTCACGTTTGTGGGTGCTGCTTCGACGCAGTATCCGCAGAACCTGATCTATCATAAGGACGCCATCGCGTTCGCCACCGCCGACCTTCTGCTTCCGCAGGGTGTCGACATGGCTTCGCGTCAGGTCCACAACGGTATCTCGCTCCGCGTTGTCCGTCAGTATGACATCAACAACGACCGACTGCCCTGCCGTATTGACGTTCTGTATGGCTACAGCGTCATTCGTCCGCAGATGGCGGTTCGTCTTTGGGGCTAATAGAGGGGGCTTCGGCCCCTTCTTTCTCAAATTAAGGAGTTTTAGATCATGGCTATCACTACTCAGGGCGCTTCCTACCCGCTTGAATCGTTCGGCCCCACGCCGCCGATTTCACAGGGCACTGGCGGCTATCAGTATTCGGCTGGCAACCGCACCGAACCGTTGCTGCTTGCGCAGGGCGCTCCGGCTGCTCTGACGGGCGCGACTGTTACGGTCACGGCTGCTAATCTGGCGGCTGGCATCGTTACGATGGATTCCGGCGGCACGGATGCGGGCACCTACACGTTCCCGACGGGCGCGTTGATCGACGCCGCTTTCCCGAGCGTTGCGGTCAATACCGCTTTTGACGTTGTTTTTATCAATATTGGCGACAATGCTGCTAACGACGTGACGTTTGGAGCGGGCACCGGCAACAGCATCGTTGGTAGCGCAGTCGTCATTGATGGCGCGACCACGCCGTCCTCGGCTATCTTCCGTTTCCGCAAAACGGGCACGGCGGCGTATTCGATCTACCGCATCGCTTAACACTAGGAGAAGGCAATGCCTAACACTAAACCTGTCGGTGTTGCCTTCTCTGATCCCGAACTCGTGAGTGGAACGACCATCACGGGCGCGGCGATCAGTGGAGGCACTGTTTCCGGCGCTACTTCCGTAAGCGCAAGCGACATCACCACGACTGGTGGTCTGTATCTTAAATCGGCTACCGTCGCGGCGGCCGGTTCGACACAGGCCAACGCGGCGGCTGTTTCGGATGGCTTCACGCTTGTCTCGGGGGCGGACGGCACCAAGGGTGTTGTTTTGCCGGCAGCTATTGCTGGCCGCACAGTCATCCTTAAAAATAATACTGCCGCAGTTCTAAAAGTTTGGCCGGCTTCAGGCGATGGCATTAACGCCATCACCGTCGATTCAAACTTTACGATGACTAATCTTACGGCTTGTATGTACGTCGCATACGATTCGACTACTTGGTATTCTATCCCATTGGTCGCGTCTTAAGCTAATCCTACGGGCGGGCTACGGCCCGCCTGGCCCTTACCATAGGTGTAAAATGGCCCTGATTCATTTGCGTCATGAGCGTCATGGCGTTAAGATCGCTACGCTAGAAATGGAAGCCGAAGCCGACATAGAGAACGGCTGGGAAAGGTTCGATCCGAATGACGACGACAGCGGGCGATCAGATCAACGGAGCCCTGAGACTTTTGGGCGTCCTCGCAGAAGGCGAAACGCCTTCAGCGGAGACGTCGCAAGACGCTCTGACGGCGCTGAATCAGATGATCGACTCGTGGAATACTGAGCGTTTATCTGTATTTGCCACACAAGATCAAATATTTACGTGGCCATCTGGCGTGCGTGAGCTGGACATTGGTCCTACCGGCGACATCATCTTAAACAATGCGCTTTTGTCTACGCAAGAATCTGTGCCACTTACAACGCAAAGTTCGCTTGAGATCTTAGCGACCATTAAGGGTGGTCGCCCTATTTTAGTGGACGACGCCACATATTTTCGCGACCCGCAGACCAACGTGTCTTACGGGATCAAGCTGATTAATCAGCAGCAATACGACGGTATCGCGGTTAAGACTGTCACAAGCACGTACCCCCAGGTCATGTGGGTGAATATGTCATTCCCCAATATGTCCATGACAGTATATCCGGTTCCTCTTAGAGCGCTGGAGTTTCACTTAATTTCCGTCACGCCGCTTGATACGGCGGCGACGTTGGCTACTGTCTTGTCTTTTCCGCCGGGATATCTTCGCGCGTTCAGGTATAATCTGGCGTGCGAAATGGCCCCTGAATTTGGTGTTGAACCGTCTGCGCAGGTTCAGCGCATTGCTATGTATAGCAAGCGGAATCTCAAACGAATCAATAACCCCGACGACATCATGGCGCTGCCTTACAGCATTGTCGGAACTCGTCAGCGGTATAACATTTACGCGGGGAATTACTAATGACTACCATTAAGATCGCCGATCTTCCGGTCGCTACGAGCGTCGCCGACATTGCCGTTCTTCCTGTTGTCCAAGGTGACATCACGCAGCAGGCTACCAAAACGACGTTTCTTACTGGCGTCACGCTGACGAATCCTAATATTGGAACGCCATCGGCCGGGACACTGACTAACTGCACTGGATTGCCTATTGACGGTGGAACTTTCGGGACGCTTCCAGCTAACCGCGGCGGGACCGGAATTACGTCGTTAGGAACCAATGTCCCGGTATTTTTGCAGACGCCTAGTTCGGCTAATTTAGCGGCTGCTCTTACTGACGAAACAGGTTCAGGCAGTGCTGTTTTTGCCACGTCGCCGACGCTTGTGACGCCGGTGCTTGGCGTAGCTACGGCCACCACTATCAATAAAGTGACCATAACGGCTCCGGCTACGTCGGCGACGCTTACAATCGCAAATGCCAAAACGCTGACTGTCAACAATTCTCTCACGCTGGCGGGCACTGACGCTAAAACGCTTACGGTTAGTAACTCTCTGACACTGGCGGGCACTGATGCGACGGTTATGACTTTCCCGTCGACCAATGCAACTATTGCGCGGACGGACGCGGCTCAGACTTTTACTGGAGATCAGACCTATTCCGGATCGCAGATAGTCGCTGGCTTAAGAGCCACTAGCGCCGCCGCGCCTACTATCGCCAGCGCGACGACTATCGCGCCGACTACGCAGATCGTCTTTATTAGCGGCACCGCTGCTATTGACACTATTACGCCCCCGTCGCCTATTTCTCTTGGCGGGGGTCAGATCACACTTATCCCGACGGGTATTTTCACCACGACGACGGCCGGCAATATTGCTCTGGCGTCTACGGCCGTTGTCAGCAAAGCGCTGATAATGACCTATGATGTTACTACCACTAAATGGTATCCGAGCTACTAAATGAAAACACCCATTCTAGGCTCATCTTATGTTACCCGCAGCGTCAATGCTGCGGATAACATAATGGTGAACCTTTACCCCGAGATTGTTCCTGAAGGTGGTAAAGAGCCAGCGTATCTTATGCGCGCGCCTGGATTGCGGCTTTTGAATACTGTCGGAAATGGGCCGATTCGAGGTCTTTGGGCTTATGGTGGGTATGGGTTCGTCGTTTCTGGGAATAGTCTTTATCGCATAGATTCATCTTGGAATGCGACGTTTAAAGGCACAGTTTCTGGCACTGGCCCGGTTAGCATGGCTGATAATGGCACGCAGCTATTTATCGCCTGTAATGGCCCTAGCTACATATACAATTTGACCACCGATGTTTTCGCTCAGATAATCGATCCCGATTTTCCTGGTGCGGTTACTGTTGGGTATATTGATGGGTATTTTGTTTTTAATGAACCTAATAGCCAAAGATTTTGGGTCACGTCTTTATTAGACGGTCTTTCGGTAGATCCGTTGGATTTTGCCAGCGCCGAAGGTTCGCCCGACGGTCTTGTTTCTCTTATTGTCGATCACCGGGAAATTTGGCTTTTCGGTATCAATTCTGTCGAAGTTTGGTATGATGCCGGGCTTCAAGATTTTCCGCTTGCGCGTATCCAAGGCGCGTTTAACGAGATCGGCTGCGCGGCGGCGTATTCGGTCGCGAAACTGGACAATGGGCTATTCTGGCTGGGATCTGATGCTCGCGGTAAGGGAATTGTCTACAGATCTCAAGGGTATACAGGCCAGCGCATAAGCACGCACGCCGTCGAATGGCAAATCCAACAATATTCTGATATATCAGATGCTATTGGATATACCTATCAGCAAGATGGACATTCCTTCTATGTCCTAATCTTTCCTACCGCTAATACGACTTGGGTTTATGACGTAGCGACTGGCGCATGGCACGAACGTGCTGGCTGGGCTTATGACAGATTTATACGCCACCGCAGTAATTGTCAGATGGCGTTCAACGGCGAGATTGTTGTCGGAGATTATCAGAACGGCAATATTTATGCCTTTGATATGACTAAATATACTGACAACGGCGACGTTCAAAAATGGTTGCGTCGTTGGCGAGCGCTTCCGACTGGTCAAAACGATCTGAAACGCACGACGCAGCATAGTTTGCAGCTTGATTGCGAAACAGGCGTTGGGCTAGACGGATATGATTATACCACAATAATTATCGACTTATTAACGACTGAATCAAGCTCGCGAATAACAACCGAATCTGGTAATAACATATTGTTAAATTTCAACGTTACGGAAGGCGCTAATCCACAAGTCATGCTTCGTTGGTCCGACGATGGCGGCCATACTTGGTCAAGCGAACATTGGCGGTCTATGGGTAAAATTGGCCGTTATGGATTCAGAACGATTTGGCGGCGTCTCGGCATGACCATGAAAATCCGCGACCGCGTATATGAGGTATCAGGCACAGATCCGGTTAAGATCGCTATTATGGGCGCGGAACTTATTCTGAGTGCTACAAATGCCTAGCAGCCCATTAAACATAACCCAGATCCCGGCGCTGCGCGTTCCTATCATTGACCCTAGGACCGGATTGATTTCGCGTGAATGGTATTTGTTTTTCTTTAGCCTATTCAATCTAGTTGGGTCTGGAAGCAATCAAATCTCATTGACAGATCTCCAAGTTGGCCCCACCGATTCTGCGTTGCCGACCCAACAGGCAATCGTAGATACGGCGCTTCAGGCTCTTGGCGTAACGCCCAATGAACCTGGATGGTCATCGTCGCAAGGATCTATTGAAAATGCGTTGCAAGGTTTTGGCGTTACACCAACCGACGCCGAATGGATGGCGCAGCAATTAAATGTATTTAATGGACTTGACGCCCTTGCCGTAGCGCCAGCTTATACCCCGCAAGTCCCCGATATGCGCTATGGCGTGTTTTCGGACACGACCACGCAGACGGCGGCGGCAATAAACACGGCTTATGCGGTCACGTTTAACACGACTGATCTATCTAACGGTGTTTACATAGGCGCAACAACATCACAGGTGTTTGTAGACAGACTCGGTATATACAACTTTCAGTTTTCGGCTCAGCTAGATAAGGCCGGCGCGGCCGCGCGCGATGTTTATATTTGGGCGGACATTAACGGCACGACGCAGCCAAATACAGGCACCAAGATTACTCTTGTCGGCAATAATGCTGCGGCCGTAGCGGCATGGAACTTTGTGTTTCGGCTTAACGCAGGTGACTATCTTAGGCTTATGTGGTCTACTAACGACACGGCATGTCAAATATCAGCCGCCGCTGCGGCGGCTCCTGTCCCCGCTATCCCATCTGTTATTTTGACTGTGACTGATAACATAGGAATAACTCGCTAATGGCTAATCTCGGCCCCGCCCCCAAAGCGCAATTTCTTACCGCTGCTGGCCAGCCCCTTGTAGGCGGCATGGTCTATACATATGCAGCGGGAACGACAACGCCATTAGCTACCTATACAGACGCATCTGGTTTGTCAGCCAATCCTAACCCAGTGATCTTAGATGGTCGTGGCGAATGCAATCTTTGGTTTTCGCCGACATCGACATATAAAATTAAACTGACTGATAGCAATGGCGTTGAGATATACAGCGTTGATAACGTAACCAGTAGCGGATATGTTTCGGGCGGCGTAATAGTCGACAGTTCTATTGTTAACGGTTCTATATCAGGAACAACTTTAACTAACACGGCCATATCCGGTAGCGCCATTAATAGCACTACCATAGGCGCTACGACACCATCAACGGCTGTGTTCACGACTTTTTCTGGCGCTTGGGCCTCGTTGCCAGCCGGCACAAAAATGCTATTTGTCCAGACCGCGGCTCCTACTGGCTGGACAAAGTTAACGACTAATGACGACAAAGCGTTGCGTATCGTTTCTGGATCAGCCGGGACTGGCGGTTCAGTTGCGTTTACAACCGCGTTTAGTTCTCAGTCTATCTCTGGCACAGTTGGCGACACTACGCTTACCGTAGACCAAATTCCCTCGCATACGCATTCTTACACGGCGGCGGGCGGTGTTACTCTTGTTAACGGCGGCGCTACTTTTTCGTCGTTAATAAATGCGTCTGGGCTTACTACGGGCGCGACTGGTGGCGGTTTGCCGCATACGCACAGTCTTACTGCTACAGCTCTTAACTTAGCCGTTCAGTATGTAGACGCCATTATAGCGGTGAAGAACTGATGGAACTAAAAAACGGAAATTTTTGCCCATTAATTAAAAAAGACTGCGTGCAACTCAAATGTGCGTGGTTTACGCTTTTGCGTGGGACGAACCCCAACACTGGCAAAGAAGTCGATGAGTGGATGTGCGCTGTGACGGCTCTGCCCATGCTTCAGATTGAAGTGGCTAAAGAAGTGCGTCAGGGCGCAGCCGCCACCGAATCGTTCCGAAATGAAGTTGTGTCTATAAATCAACAGGCTATG